CGCGGACCCGTCGCGCAAAACATCGACGACGGACCTGACGCCTACACCGACTACTCGCACGTACGACGCGGCAAAAGACACGACTACTTCACAAGCTGCCTGCCATGGCCACAAAAGGGCGACAGCGTATCCCTACCCCTCGGTACCTCAGCGCCCGTCGTGCCAATCCTACAACCCGGCGGAGAATGGAACCAAGGACCAACATTCGGCATGGAACTAGCAGGCTCCCCATCGGGACCCCTCACGAGAGAAACAGCCGCCGCCAACACCGACGTGAACCACTCCGTCGGATTCCCAGGAAGCGCCGGTCTATCACTGCTGTGGGAAAATCCATTCCTATACGCAGACCTCTCACAAGCAACAGCAGCAACCATCAACCAACTGCGACAAAGCTTCGCAATTCAAAAACTTCTCGAAAGGGACGCACGCGGTGGGACACGCTACACTGAGAGTCTTCGTGCTCATTTCGGCGTTATCAGCCCTGACGCGCGGCTGCAACGTCCCGAATACTTGGGAGGAGGCAGCAGCCCCATCGTCGTCAACGCCGTCGTGCAAACAAGCGCGAGCGATATCGACGGAAGCTCAACGCCACAAGGCAATCTCTCCGCAACAGCAACCGGCCTGTTAAGCGGGCACGGCTTCACGCAAAGCTTCACCGAACACGGATACATCATCGGCATCGTATCGGTGCGAGCCGAACTCACCTACCAACAAGGGCTACGCAGACACTGGAGCAGGCAAACACGCTATGACTACTACGTTCCGGCATTCGCACATCTCGGTGAGCAGGCGGTCCTACAACAAGAAATATTCTGCGACGGAAGTGCTGGCGACAGCGTGGTATTCGGATACCAAGAACGATGGGCAGAACTACGCTACTCGCCAAGCCAAGTCGTTGGCCTATTCAGAAGCACGGCTGCTGGAACACTGGATGCATGGCATCTTGCGCAACACTTCGAAACTGCGCCAACGCTGAACACGACATTCATCGGCGAATCTCCGCCGATACAACGTGTCGTCGCGGTACTCGAAGAAGCCAACGGACAAGAATTCTTATTCAATGCATTCTTCGACATGATCGCCACGCGACCACTACCAATGTATTCCGTCCCCGGAATGATCGATCGCTTCTAGGAGAAAACCATGTCTATAGGTTGGGGACAAGCAGCACAAGGTATAAGCGAACTGGGCGCAGCATGGCTCGGCTACGACGCGCAACGCAAAACCAACAATACAAACATAAAACTCGGCCGCGAACAAATGGCATTTCAAGAGGAAATGTCAAGCAGCGCATATCAGCGCGGAGTACAAGACATGAAGAAAGCCGGGCTGAATCCCATGCTCGCCTACTCGCAAGGCGGAGCAAGTACACCCATGGGATCAATGCCACAAGTGAAAAATCCCGTTGAGGCAGCAGGAAACACCGGACAAGCTGCGGCATCCATCATCACCGCGCTACAAGGGATACAACAAAGCCAAGCTCAAACCGAACAACTCGAAGCCGGCACCAAGAAAATCGAGTCTGAAACCCTCAACAGAGACGTAGCCACCGCGCTACAAGCGCAGGAACTAACCAACAAGAAATGGGAGCGCGAAAAACTCGAAGAAGACGTGCGAAACATCCACACGAAAACCAGAGACCTGCAGCGCGAATTCGCTGCGCGGGAAGACTCAAACTACTGGGCCAAAATCGTTAAAGGAGACGAAGCAAAAGCCAACCTCTACGAACTCGCTGTACCGCGTGAAAAAGCAGAAGCCGCATTCTACGAAGGACTGGGAAAAATGAACCCCTACCTGAGAATGCTCATCGAAATCCTCCGCGGCGGAAGCTCCGCCCGCGGACTACTAGGAGGCCGCTAAATGGAAGTGAAACAACCTATCATCAGGACGCGATACAACTACGACCGCGACCTGCACTCGCGAATGTTCAGCCAACCACGTGAAATAGGGGAAGACCCATCACTGACTCAGCAACAGTTCAAAGACGAATGCGACATCAACTACATCATGGCACAATTCGGGAAAACCAACAAAGTCCCGACGACACTCAGAGTCCCGACCTACGGCGACTTCTCGGGCGTCGGCGACTACCAAACCGCAATGAACGTGCTCGTGGCGACACGTGAATCGTTCATGCAACTACCAGCAAAGCTACGGGAGCGATTTCACAACGACCCTCAAGAATTCCTCACGTTCGTGGAGGATAAAGAGAACCTCGAAGAATCCTACAAACTCGGCATCCGACAAAAGCCGAAGGAGCAACCAAGAGACGTTGTCCAAGCCGTGGACGAACTGAAAGCAGCAATGGCGCCAGCGCCAGACGCAAAATAAACAAAGGGCCTTCGGGCCCTTTGTGCTATAATGCGCACGCACATCCCGTGCATCAACTGGAGAACAACATGTCACTGATGAAGAAGGTAGCCATCATCCTGCGGGAAATCAGCCTCGTCGCGAACAGCACCGAACTACTCGAAGCGCAAAAGGCCATCCTACTGAAAGAACTGCGCGCCGAGAAGGACAGAATCCTCGGCCAGGCAAGCCTGAACCTCGAGGGACCTGGCGCAGGACCTGGCGCAGGACCTGGCCAGGAACCGGCCCAAACGGGCCAAGGAGGCGCCAAAGGCGCCAAAGGTGGGTAAAACCACCTGGACCAGTTAACTACAAGGAGTAGACTGGTCCAACCCCCTCCGGGGGCCCCACGAGACGCGGCTGCACGCCGCGTAATCTCAAATCCACGAAGCTTTGAAAGGAAACATCATGAAGAGATTCGCAACGAACAAGCAACAGAGCGCGAACAAGTTCAAGAAAAACGTGAGCAAAACAAAGGCGCTCAATATGCGCGGAGCGCCGATGCGCGGCGGCATCAGACTGTGAAGTGCTATCACCCCATAAAGGCGTACAAAACGGAACATGGGGTGGTATTCAACGAACTCCGACGCCATGAAATTCTCGGCGATATCGAAATTGCGTGCGGGCAATGTATTGGATGCAGAGAAAGACGCGCAAGCGATTGGACACTACGCTGCATGCACGAAGCACAGATGTGGCCGAGAAACTGCTTCATCACACTCACATATGGAAGGGGCAATCTACCTCCCTACGGATCACTTGAACACAACGACTTCAAACAATTCATACGACGGACCGTGAAGCACTTCAAGCTTCCGGTCCGTTACTACATGTGCGGCGAATACGGACCTCTAAACAAACGACCGCACTACCACGCGTGCCTATTCAACATCGACTTCGACGACAGAAAAGCAGAAGGCACAAGCAACAGCGGAGAAATCTTCTATCACTCCGCTACACTGGAAAAACTTTGGGGACTCGGAGAAAGAGTATCCGTCCAAAATCTAACAAAAGAGACGGCAGGGTATTGCGCTAGATACATCATGAAAAAACAACTGGGACAAAGCGCAAAATCTGCATACGTCTATACAACAGAGGACGGCGAAATAATTCCTATAAAACCCGAGTATGCCCAAATGAGCCTGCGCCCTGGTATAGGCGCAGAATGGTACAAAAAATACGGGACAGACGTGTATCCACACGACAGGGTAATCGCCAACGGCGCAAAACACCAAGTCCCGAAATACTATGATAAGCTACTAAAACGTAGCAAACAAGTCGGAAGGAGCGGAGAATTCCTCCGCGAAGAAATGGGCTTCAAACGAGCCCATAAAGCTAGGGAGCATACAAAAGATAACACCGATGCGCGGCTAGCCATCATCGAACAAGTGCATGCCGCTCGCATCGAAACTCTTGCAAGGAGCAACGACCTATGATCCGCAAAATCTGCGCAATCTACGACGCGCGAATTGAAGCCTTCGGCAACCCCATGGGGGTCAACCATACTGGCGCAGCAATGCGTTCCTTCGCAGACGAAGTGAACCGAAAAGCGCCAGAAAACGGCTTCTACAACCACCCCGAGGACTACGACCTTTGGTACATCGCCGACTACAACGACGAAACCGGCGAATTCATCCCGCTCGAAAACGGGAAACAACGACTCGCCCGCGGCATCGACGTGAAGAAGGAGAACCAGCAATGAGCCTCAATCACCGCAATCAACCAGTCAACCTACACGACTTCGCAATGGTGCCGCGCGCCGACGTGCCGCGCTCAACATTCCGCATGCAACGAACACACCTCGCCACATTCGACGCGGGCCTACTGATCCCGGTCATGTGCGAGGAAATCCTGCCGGGCGACACCTGGAAAGTCAAAATGACCGCGTTTACGCGGATGGCGACGCCGATATTCCCGATAATGGACAATCTCTACATGGATAGCTTCTTCTTCTTCGTACCAAACAGACTGGTATGGGAGAACTGGCAGCGCTTCATGGGTGAACGCCCAACACCAAACGCTTCAATTGACTTCGTCATTCCATACATACAATGTCCAAACGGCGGCTACGACGTTAACAGCATCTTCGACCATTTCGGCCTACCTTGTGAAGGACAAATCGACGTAGGAGAAAACTACCGCCATAGCGCGCTGCCACTGCGCGCTTTCAATCTCATCTTCAATGAATGGTTCCGAGACGAAAACATGCGCGGACCCGTCGCGCAAAACATCGACGACGGACCTGACGCCTACACCGACTACTCGCACGTACGACGCGGCAAAAGACACGACTACTTCACAAGCTGCCTGCCATGGCCACAAAAGGGCG